TCCATTTACGAAGAGCAAGTGCTTTACGAGTTGGACGACCCTTTTCATCTTTCATTGGTCCAGGCATGCCTCCCATTCGAGCACAGAAGCTCTTACGACGGCCAGCTGCTTTACTGCCTGGCTTTAATTTAGAAGGCTTAGTCGTGACTGGAGCTTGTAGGTTTCCGCCAGTCTTATTGTTGTAATAATCGCGGCCTTTTTGAGTTAAACCACCAGTAGAACTCTTATGTCCTTTTCCATCGACTGCGGCTTCGTCTAAAAATTGTTTTAATGTTTTCATTTTATTTACTCTCTAACATTATCCAAGATTTAAAGCGAAGGAACACTGATTCGTTCTTCAGTCCCATACCATTTCTTACATCATCATAAAGTGCTTTAGCGTGTTCATGCGATACATGATCAGGAAGACCTGACCTAAATGATTCATAATTTCCGGATTGAGCATGAGATCTCATCTTTGATGCAGACATGCCTTCTACGCCTTCTGCATCAGGATCCCGCTTACCAGCAGAAACGAGTTTAATTGACTTGAAGTTGAATTCACCGGCTGGATGATTATACTTGTCAATGATTCGCTGATATTCTGGAATACGATCATCACCCGCAACCATTGTTACATGTGTGTAACCAGAAGCATGCAATTGTTTAAGATGGTGAATAAAACTTGGGTGTTCTTTTGATGATGCTGAAAAATTAGTATTTGGAAATATTCTTCCAAGATGCTTCAGCTTCTGTTCAGAAGTCAAAGGATTTTTCTTTGGATCAACAGAATGAGATACGCGAATATCGTGCTCAGCATTCTGAGATTTTGCCAATGATTTGACACGATTAATTAGCTTCTGATGGCCAACCGTAGGCGGATTCATTCGTCCGAATGTGGTAACTATCGCTTTCATTACTTTGGCCTATTAAAGTTTGCTGCTGAAAATTCTTGACGATCTACAAATTTGGTTGGACGATTATTTTGTACAACCACGAAGCCTTCAGGTTTTGCTTTCTTTCCATCAATATTGTTTTCAAAATCACCACTATGAGAAGAAAGTGCATTTGTTAAAACATTCTTTGCGTTTTGTAAATGATGATGTAACTCGAGCATCTTTTCGAAGTGTTGCTTATTTGTCATAGCGTGATCAAGCGTACGTTGCATCTCTACAGTTTTTGCTTCTTTAGCTTTTGGAGTCTTTACATCATCAACTTTTTTCTGAAGTGATTTCTTATAATGCTCTATAAAACCTTCGGTCGAAGGGCGAGTTCCATTACGCACAGTAGAATTAATATAAGTCTTTAATGGAATCTGATGAGGAACAATTGCATCATGATTAATTCCACGTGAAGCTCTAATCGACTTCTTTAAATGTTGTTTAAATTCTGATTGTTGTTCAGGCGTATATTTTGTTTTTTCTAAGTTGTGTTCAACTGAAATCATATGAACATCTGGATGTTCTCCAAATGATTCTAACTTTGGAGCATATTCAGCTTTCATATCATCAAATGTATCGCCCTTATACGCGGTATGAACTGCAACACCGATCTTTGCTCGCTGAGCAGCTTTGCCTTGTTTGGAACCCGATGGAGCTGAGTAAGTAATTGTGTTTGGCGTAAAAGATACTTTTCTACCAGTCTTTTGCACATCGTTACCAGAGTGCATGACATCACCTTGGAATACACCTCTTGGTGGTGTTACTTTTGGTAGATGCTTTAGAGCAGCTCCAAGCTTTTCTACGAGTCCAGGCGCATGGCCATGATTCTTTTCGATGTCTTCTTGAGTGTAGTTGATCTTTGGATTTTTATTAAATGCAGACTTTGATGCAACAAAAAATCTTCCAGTTTCTGGATGACGACCAAAGACAATCGAAGGAGATCCATCAAATTTTGTGGTGATACGAGTATCGTTATTTGCACCACGAAGTTTTCTGTGTACAGCATTCAAGTTACGAATTGCATGAGAAATGCCTTCGGCTCCAGCATTAATAGGATGATCTTCAAGGTGCTCAAGGTGAGTGAGCTTATCCTCACTTGCAGCTGATTCTTGAATGTATTCTTTAAAGCTAAGCATATTATACATGAGCAATTCCAGAGCCTTTGATTGTACTTAATGGATCGCTTTGTGAACCAAATTTAATTCTATGTGAGGCAAATTTTGTTTTTTTACCAGTCTTAGGATCTGTATGATAAAAATGTACAGCTGTGCCAGAATGTTGAACTGAAATATTTTTATGATCCTGAAGAATGTGTTCAAAATGTGAACTTGGATCAATTGCATGATGTTCAATTTTACCACGCTTTTCGTATGTAGTATGTCTAATATGATTATGACCTTGTGCCTGCATGGGAGTTGTATTGGATGCTAATACATGATTTCTAATATGCTGAACTAAATCCTCTGACTTCATATTAGAAAGTTTAGAATGTAAATTATTAGCAACAGATCTTAATGTGGTTATATTGCGAGCTTTAATATCTGCAGCCATTTTTGGATTATCCGATAAAATTTTAGCGCGCTTTTCTTTATTTGATGCTTTACCTATTTCAGGATATGCTGCTATAATGCTATCTTTATGTTTATTATGAATTAATTCGCCTCCAAGAGTTGAACTCATGCCGGGATTTGAAACTGGTATTTGTTTATTTGCTGAATCAGTTACCTTTAAGCTTATACCGTGGAATTTTGTTTTTTTCCCATTTGATGTATGAACTACAATATCAGAAGCATCTTGAGTTTGTGATGCATCTATGCCGGTTGATTTTTTTAAATCACCCGGTTTTGACGTCCAATGCACTTTTGTAATTTTATGCCCAGCAGTTTCAGCGCTTTTCCTAATATCGTCAGCCGCGGATTTTGCTCGATCAAAAATTTTCTGATAATGCTCAGGTTTTATAGATGATTTAAGTTTATCGTGGGCAATCTCTGGGCTATCGCCAGCTTTATCTTCATGATGATCCATATGATTACCGCCATTTAGATGATAACCAACGAGCAATTCATGTAATTTACCTTTAGTATCAGATGATGGCTTTGATTCATCTTTTACAGATTCATATACATACTGGATATAGTCTCTAAAGCGCAGCATAGTCATCCCTCAATCGTTTATTGACTATTTATAAAATTTTCATAACACTGAAGAATATCGGTTCGATCCATGTGATCCCTTTGTGGGAAGAAAGCAAAATGCGCACATGCAAGATCGGTATGTATAGTATTCATTAATCCATTTTGTTGTACGTATTCCTGACTAAGCCACGTTTCTTCATCAATGCCTACGTCTCCACCAAATTCAGCAAATTTAGAACCGAGCCAAGAAATGCAATTAATGCTGTATCTTTCGTTTGTTTTATAAGCATGATCAAGATTTCTGATCTGCTGATAACCATTAGTCAAGAACCAGCGATGAAGTCTTTCTGCAAAAAATGGATCCTTCCAACCGATATCATCGACACAATTTCTACTGATAGTTGGCATGTCAGAGCATAAACCGATGCTTTGTAAAAGCCATGTACAGACCGCATTATTGATTACAAGTGGGGATACGAGGAATGATTCCTTATCATTCCATCTTCTTTCAGCCAATCTTTTGATGATAAATGGATCAATATAACAAACATCATCATCAAATCTAATATAAACTGTGTTTGGATCTAAACAGTTTCTAAAGAATTGATAAATGGTACTGCCTGCCCAGGAATTACCATGACGTTTAATCGGAGATTCAACCACTCGAATATTTGGATGTAATGATGGAAGAGAATCAATATATTCAATATCCTCTCGAACATTCGTATTCTTCCAAATTTGAAGTTCATCCCAGGAATCACTTTGTTTAAGTATTTGAGAAATTAAGAGTTGCATATATCTCTTTCTTCCTGCTGGAATTACAACGCATACTTTATATTCACTCATTTTCTTTCTCCCATTTTGCCATGGCGGATCCTATTACCTGATGCATATCATAATAGCGATATTCAGAGAGTCTTCCACCAAAAATTACATTTTGTTCCTTAAGTGCTAAAATTTCGTATTGTTTAAACATTTGAGTATTATGATTATCATTAATAGGATAGTATGGAATCTTATTTCGGCTCCATATATCAGGAGTCTCTCGAGTAATAACTGTTTTTAATGACCGACAGTATTTATCAAAATGTCTATGTTCGATTGTGCGAGTCCATGGATTATCAGATGAGCAATCATTAATTACTGCAGTACCTTGGTAGTTATCCGTATCAAGTATTTCAGTCTCAAATCGAAGTGTTCGATATTCAAGCTCACCATAACAATAATTAAAGTATTCGTCTATCTTTCCCGTGTAAACAATCTTATCTGCAATATCGTCCCAATCTTCCTTATTGAATTTTGTATTGAGAGTAACATTAATATTCTCGTGATCAAGAATGTTTTGCATAAATTCCGTATAACCATATCGAGGAATACCTTGATACTTATCATTAAAATAATTATTATCGTAAGTCATTCGCACAGGAAGCCGCTTAATAATTGATGCTGGAAGATCCTTAGGATCTTTCTGCCACTGCTTCGTTGTATAATGCTTAATTAGCTTTTCATAAACTTCAGTACCAACAAGCGATATTGCTTGTTCTTCAAGATTCTGTGGATTATCGTTTGGTGTAATAGTAGAGATGAGATAGTCATACGCTTCTTGTGGTGTTGATGTGCCCCACATCTCATAAAATGTATTCATATTAAATGGAAGCGAATACAATTTACCACCAGACAGCGCTTTAGGTGAATAGACATAAGGAACAAATTCTGAAAACGTATTTACCCATTGCCAGATGTCTTCATCATTTGTGTGAAAGATATGAGGTCCATATGTGTGAACTTCAATACCTTCAATATTTTCACTATGAACATTGCCACCAAAATGATCTCGTTGTTCCACTACTAAACAAGTTTTGCCAGACTCTGCTGCGAGTCTGGCAAATGTACTTCCAAAAAGACCTGATCCTACTATAAGATAATCATATCTCATTTAATTGTTCCTTAATGTAATCAAATACTCGATCTTTTGGTGTAATATTAAATGTATTTTCAAGCGCAACTGTATTTGCTAATGTTTTATGTGGATCGCCAGGTCGATAATTTGCAAAAACAATATTTGTTTCATTAGGTTGAATGGCTTTAGCGATACGTATTATTGAATGTGCTAGACCGGTTCCAACATTAAACGTTTTTCCATAAGGATCTGGTCCATAAAAGTTATGTGTGACACATTTAAAGTTGACATTAACAACATCATCAACATGAATAAAATCTCTCATTTGTGTTCCATCACCAAAAATCTTAAAGGGTTGATCTTTGCGATAATTGTCCATAAAGATTGCTACGACTTGTGCGTATTGGCCAGAAGCATCTTCACCGGGACCATAAACATTAAAATATCGTAGTGAAGTGGTTCTTAGCTCATGCTGTTGATTATAGTGCTTACATAGCAATTCAGCATGATACTTGGAATGCCCATAGTGACTAATTGGATTAGTATTATACTCATCTGCTCCCCATCCATCATTCCATCCATCATTACCGTATACAGCTGAAGTTGATGAATTTACTACATGCTTTACACCAGCTTCAAGCGCACATTGTAAAACGGTTGCTGTGCCTACATAATTTGTATTAAAGGCTATGGTAGGATTTTCTTCACACGCTGGAACACGTGATACTGCGGCCATATGAAACACATAATCAACGTTATCATAAAGCCATCGAGTTTCTTTATACCTGCAAACATCATTGAAAACATATTTGATCTTTGGATGCTCAATCCTTCTTCGTGTACCCGCTAAACCAATATCAAGTACAATAACTTCATGATCTTCATCAAGAAGTCGCTGACACATTCTTGCGCCAATAAAACCAAGTCCACCAGTCACTAATGATTTCACTTCAATACCCTTCTTATGATTTTTGGTTCATGAAAAGAACCTGGTACGTTTTGTTCTTTATATTTTTCCTGCATATATGTTGGATAAGCAGATGATAGACAGATACTCTGCTCTTGATATGCTTCAGTTTTATCATAAATTGATTGTCGATGTGGATGATGCATGGATACTTCATGAAGAACATGTGCCTCACATTTCAATATATCACAAAGCACAAAATCAAAACCCCATCCAGTTGATGGATCATATAAATTCCAAAAGTCCATCACCTCAGCAATACGGGATACATGAACAAATGGAGCCATAATTTCAACAAAATTAGTTACAGAATATTGAAGATAAGGATTTGCAAATAGTATGCGATAATGGCCAGATGAATTTTGGTCAAGTGATATTTGAAAGACTTGGCTATTCAGATCGTGGGCGGCCCTAAGTGCTTCGTTTAAGGTATCTGAACTAAAGATAAGATCATCATCAATAAACCCAACATACTCGTATTGTGAAAGATCAAGCTGTGATAATACTGCTTTGGCCAAAGCCCACTTCATTCCTCTCATATGAGTAATTTCATCATATGAGTTTACGTCATGTTGATAATCATTGTAATTGATTAAGTGTATATCATATAGAGATCCTGGCGTTTTAAAGCGCCAGTGATCTTTAGTTTGAACTGATACACCCGATGGGCAAAGTATAAGTGACTTTTTCATTATAACTCCATTATACGGATGATTCCTTATATTGAAACCATTCCGGGACTGGACGACTCGTCCAAATCATTTTAAAGCGATGCTGCTTTGTTTGATAAAAATTACGATACGAACCAACAATGTCACGATAATTTATACACTCAGGATTAGCTTTCATTGCCAAAGGCTGCGGAGTGAATGAACCAGCCTTGATTTGGAATGGTCGATTCTTAAGCACACTGCGAAGAAGCTTATCAGTTGCATGAATCTTTCCGTATCGATATGTATACTCATCACATAGTGCAATAAAATGCTCGTAATGCCAATCATAATTAGCACCGGATTCAGCAGACCATACAGTGCAAGGATGATGCATATGTACAGCTTTGTAAAGAACTTTGTCAAGCGCAGGATCTGGATGAATCCAATGCTTTGATATAGTTTTACCGGACTTTGAAGGAGCACGTGTAAGTCTACCGTCGAGCATACGATGAACTGTCGAAAGCATTTGAGCACTTTCGACAGCCATCTTTGGAATATGCTTATTACACTGGAGTTGAGCTGCTATTACTGGATTATTGTCAAGTACAAAAAGATTCACTGAATGTCTCCGTTAATATTAATCTGAAAAATATTCGTTATTTTCTTTTTCATCAACATTTTCTTCGGGAGGAAACGTTTCATTCCATTCATCATCGGTGATTCCAGTCAATAGGAATTCACGGTGAGCTGTATTAAGATTGGGCATAGCGTCCTGGATAAGAGCGCCGTTTTCCCAAGCTTTAATTTGTTCTTCTGTAACAGGCATGTCAAGAGTACGAATGATACCAGAGATGAGTGAACGTCGTTCGATAATCATATTGATTCTCCGAGGTTGGTGGAATTTTAATAATACACCATAGAAGAAATTAAGTACACCGTCAATTCAGAAAAAATGCTGGCGTGTTTCCATCAAACGCTCCACCCATGTTGAGATTCTTTAACATGGATAAAGCTTTATCCATTTCAGATTCGATGATAAACACATCAATCACTTGATTCGTTGGAGTTTCAACGATCCTTACCACACCAAGTTCTTCGTCTCTTTCTAGCTTATACATCATTATCGGAATCCTTTAAATTTTTCTTTATCGAACTTATCACCAGACGGTGTTTTGTCAAACACTGGCTTATCATCTTGTATATCATTTTGAGCACTTTCCTCAAGGTCAAACAACTTCATCTTCGCTCGTTCAACACCAAGAACAAATCGACGTAGATAATTCAAATCATTGTAGCGATTCTTGAGTTGCTTAACCAGCAATTGGCCAAGGCCTTCGAGTTCTTCAGACGTGATCAATGCACACATAAAGTCTGCTGTGTGAGCCACACCAAAGCTTTCAGAAACATCAGTGATATCAACATCAGAGTCGCCGTAACCACCACGAGTAGTTTGAGTCGCGGTAACGAGAGCTACGTTAAACTCGACTGCAAGGCCACGTAATTCTTCAACGATGGCTTTAATGTAAGAATAAGAGTTGACATTAGATCCATTCTTAATACGGCTTGAAGCACAAATGTTCAGGTAGTCAATATAGACTATATCCGGAGCAAAGTTCTTCTTTAGACGAAGTTCATTGAACAAGTGTCTAAAGTTGCCAGAGCCAGCCGAAGAAGTAGGATACT